AGCTCATTGCCTCTGTCTACATAACTGCTCACTCTTGGTTTCATCAGTCCCATATCTACTCCTCCGGATCTTCGTAATCGTAACCTTCTGTGTCTGCATCACCCAGGATGTCGTCGGTAATATCCTCCGGCTCTTCCTCGTTAGGTTCCTCGGCCGGTGTATCTCCCGGCTCTTCGCCGTTCTCTTCTGCTTGTGTTTCTTCCTTTGCAGGCTGGGTGTCTATTTCCTCAGTGTCCGCAGGCTTCTCTTCATCTGTCGGTCCAGGTAACGCCGGTCTTACATCTGCATCGATGTATGTACCGTCGATAATATCCTCGCTTCCTTCACCTTCCTGCTTCTGACCTTGCATGAAGTCTGAATCAAAAATCGTTCTCTGCTGGGTGTTTGCAATCGGCTGTAATACATAACATCCGGTCTCTTCATCCATAACCATCTCCATCTCGTTGTTGAGATTTCCGCCTTTCTCGTCGGTAATCTTTACTGCAGATGTGACCTTGTGCTTGAACTGTGGCTTGCTAATCTCCCTGGACTCTCCCTTGATATTCGGGTCGTAGTTCGGGATAAACTCCTTCACCATGGTAACGTCAATCTTAATTGTCATGCTTCCTTCGTTGGACTGCTTCTCGATCATGTTTCCAAGAAGTCTCTGCAGAACAAAATTCATATCGTGCTTCATATTCTCGAAGGTATTGCTGTCGAAATCCAATTTCTTGTCAAAATCATTCATCACTTACTCTCCTTTGCAATCTTGCCGTATTTGATATTGTTCTCATTCATAAAAGCAATTAGTTTCCCAAGCTGCTCCTTAGTTCCATCTGCAAAGAAACGTACTCTGTACTTCTTTTCCTGCTCAGGTTCTCCCTTTGGAGCGAACGGATCAACTGCCTGCTCTGTCGATGCCGCCTGTGCTTCTCTAGCTATTGCCTGGGAGAATGCCGATCTCTCAATGGACTCGATTACCTTACCCATTTCAGACTGAGGTGCTGTCTGCTCAACTTCTGTGGCGGCTTCCTGTGCTTTCTTAACTTCTGCCGCTTTACGCTCCGCTTCTTCTGCCTCACGCTTTGCCTGCTCCTCAGCTTCTTTCTGCTTACGGATTTCTTCCTGGCGTTTTCTCTCAGCCTCTTCCTCGGCCTTGCGGCGCTTGTCTGCTTCCAGTTTTTCTTCCAGGTCTGCCAGCCTCTTATTCTCTGCCAGTGCCTTGCTGAGGTCCAGGGTCTTAATATACACATCTTTCGCATTCAGCTTATACTTACTATCCAGGCTGTCGATAGTCTCCAAATCCGTCTTAACCGTGTCGATCTTATCCACGATTTCCTTCTGTGCGGTTACCAGCTTATACGTCTGATTAAGGTAACGGCTGTCGAAAATCTTTTCAAACGGCAATACCTCGGCCAAATCTCCGATATTTTCATCGTAGGTAGCCTTGATAGCCGCTTTCTTTTCTTCCTTCTGTTTCTCCTCGAACGCCTTTACCTGCTGGTCGATCAGTGCAACCGGCTCATTGATAAGTGCCGTGATTTCCTTCAACTCTGCCTCGAACACTGCATAAGGCTCATCGATAGTGTTCTTTACCTGCTTTCTTCTCTCCTCGATAGCCTTAATAAGCTTGTTCAGCTCTGCCCTGTCATTCTTCGCTGCCTTAATGTTTTCCTCGGTGTAAACCACATTCTCGTACCCAGCAATCTTGGCTCTTACTGCAGCTTCCAACTCTTCCTTGTTCCACTGAATGCGTCTGAGAAAACCATCCTCTGTCGGGTTAATCAGTCTGAACTCCATTTTCCCTGCCGGTACTACCGCTGTCTCAACAACTTCTGCTTCCACTGTTTCAGTTTTCTTTCTTCCTGCCATTGTCTACCTCCTAAATTTGATCCGGTCCTACGACCTTTATCATCACATCAACCCTCGGCGTTTCTGAGTAAAATTTCCTTACCTGTGCATCCACAACTGCCGAATCATCGTGGTACGCTACCAGGTTTAGACTGTCGCAAACAATCTTGCCGATATTATCCCAGTCCGGCTTCTTGGTTGGTCTGATCCTGTGTTCCAACATTTCCCTGCGTTTCTTCTTGCTGGTGGACTTCGGAATTTCGTAATATGCAATTATCCTTACATCCAGCATTGCCTCTTCCGGAAACATCTTTCCTTTGGCTGCTTCGTTGTAAAACAGCTTCACCAGGTTTTCATAACTGGTGGTTTCTTTCGGAGTGTATGTCTTGACATACGCCCCTGCTCTTGAAAACTTCGGTCTCTGTTTCCCGAATGGCTGTCCCGGTATTGTGAAACGAATCTGCTTCATATCTTCATCCACTTTCTGCCTCCTATGCCTTGTCGCCAATCTCGGCCGACATCTTATCTGTCACCTTCTTGGCTGTCACCTTCGTTTTTCCGCTTGTTGCTTTGTAGAGTTCTGCCTTATCTGTGCCTTCCTCCACATACACCTTCAAGTAGTAATCTAACTGCTTTCCGGTCTCTGTCTTTTTTCTCTTTCCTGGCCCGACGGTATAACCGTTCTCGTGCAGGATTGCCGTAACCGTCTTGCGATCTTCCAGCTTGTCAATGCTGATTTCTGCCACCTTAATCAATCCCATGCTGTCATTCCTCCATTAAATTCTTCATGGCATCAAACCTCTTCGACGCCGCCTTTTCTCTCCAACTTCTGCCTGCAAACCTTACCGGAAAGCACATCTCAAATATTCTGTCGTAAATACGTCTGTATCGGATGTCCTCTGACTCCTGCATATCCTTCAATGTCATATTCGTAGTGAGGATCAGCGGCTTTCCGGATAAATACCTGCTGTCGATGATGTTGTACACCTTCTCTAACGCATAATCGGTACTTCTCTCTGCTCCCAGGTCGTCGATAATCAACAGCTTTGCCGCATTCAGTCCCGCCATTATTCTTTCTTCCTCGTCGGGGTTGCCCTGGATGTTCTGCAGTATCTTCACGAATGATGTCATAACCACCGGGATCATCTGATCCAGCAACTCATTCGCAATGCAGGCGGCCGTGTAGCTCTTCCCGGTTCCGACCGTCCCCCAAAACAACAACCCTTGGCGTTTCTCGTACATTTCATCGAACCTTTTCACGTAATTGCCTGCGAGGTTGTAGATTTTCTGATTGTCTCCGTCCACCTGGTATCCGTCCAGCCTTGCCGCTTTCAGCTTGGCGTCCATAAGGCTGCTGGCTTTCAATCTTTCCAAACGCTGCATTTCCTGCCTCTTCTTTTCTTCCTCTTCCTTGCGTTTGTTCTCCTCAACCTTACACTTACAGATACATGGAACGATCATCTCCCTGCCGCCGGTAAAATCCGACGCTGGCAACCTGGTCTGCTTTTTGGTTCTGCAGACTCCGCAGTAAAGCAGTCCGTCTTTGCCGATGTAGTCGCCCTCATTCTGCTCTGTCTCGAATGCTTCTGCAGGTAAAACCTTCTGCAAATCCAAATCCATCATCACTCACTCCTTCCAAACGGATTCTCATTGTCGTCGTACTCAGCTTCGCTCTGAACCGGCTTGTCCTTTGGCAGATAGTCCAGGAACGGCGTTGACTCTCCTAAGAATGTCTTGCCGTGCTTTATATACATTGTCTCCGTTCTCTGCTTCTTGCACTGTGCCGCATAGTTCTTTACTGCTTCATACAACTGCTCATGTGAGAAACCATCTTCCAGGCGTGCCTTATACTTCTTGTATGCCTGCCCTTTATCAACCTTTCTCGGGTATGCCTCCCACAGTTCCTCGAAATCCGTGGTGTAATTACCAATCGCCTTATTTGACTTCTGTTCTGCAGGCAGTACCGGTTCTTTCGGCTCCGGAAGTTCCGGCGCTTCTGTGTTTTCTCCTGCCAGCGCTTCCTTCTCAGCCTTCATGCGGTTGTAATATTCTCTCTGCCTGTCAGCCTCACTGGACGACTGGCCGATGAAGTTCTGAATATCCATCATGTAAATTGCTCCGTTATCGAGCATCTCGATTAAATCCAGCTTCTTGAATACATCCAATGCTTTCTCGACGGTGCCTACCTGGTGCCCTGTCAAAGTTGCCAGGATTTCCGGCGTGTACGGAATCACATTTCTATACATCAACCTGCCGGAATTGCTCAGGCTTTTCAGATAGAGTTTCAGCAGGATATTACTGTATAAATATCCGTCCTTCATGCTCTCTAAAATCTTCATCTCGTCCGTGTCGAAAAAGTCCTCTTTCAGCTTTAGGTAGTAATACTTTCTGTTGTCTGCCATTCAGTCACCGCCTATCTCCTTAAATGCCTGCTGTTAAGTCCATAATCGAGATCGGCTTCTTTAAGACTCTGTTGTGTCTGCAGCAATCGCACAATTCGCATCTGTCCGGCTCAACCTCTCCATTCTTAACTCTGAGGATTCTCGGCATATTCATCTCTACCATGTGCAATGCCTCCTGCAGATAGTTGTCTGTCACGTGAATAATGCGGATGTCCGGCTCTGTCTGCTTCGTAGCTCCCGCAATGAAGAACGGCAACTTCTCGCCGGTATTCTGTCTCACGATTTCCTGGTAGACCGCACCCTGGATGTCGTAACCCCAGTAACGGACAAAATCGAGGTAGCCGATGTCTTTTACCCACTTCAAATCCGTAATGGATGCCATGACCTTCAAATCAACGATAGCCACTCCCGGAATGTATGAGTCCATCTTGATCTTCCACTTCGCCCCGAACAGTTCTCCTGTCATGATGACCTGCTTCTGACCGCTCATATACTTCATGAAGTATTCATCTCTCTCAATACGAGCGATGATTTCCTCTGCTTGCTTGAAGTTTGACTTTAACTCTCCCTTCTGAGTGAAGATTTCCGGATTGTCCTTTTTGAACTGATCCAGGCTTCCCTCAAAATAACTGTCCACGTAACTTCCTACCAACAGTGCTGTACTCTTTTCGTCCTCCCAGCGTCCGTTCAGTTTCTCCATTCCGTAGAACTCGCAAGGCATCTTGCCGTAGGTTCCAGCAAAATCCTTATACCCCGATACACTCATGTACTCCTTGTTAGCCTCCTGGCTATAATAATTTTCTGATGTCAGCTGCATTTTTCTTCCTCCTATTCAACCTCTTCCAAATCTAAGCCGCCGATCTGCTGTTCCTCTTCTTTCTGCTCGATCTTATCGAACGGGTCCTGCGCCTCTACGATGTCCGGCTGGTTGTCGCCATAACTTCCATCGCCGTCCTCGTCGTAAACTTTCTGATCGTCCTGGATTGCTCTCTGCATATCCACTGACAAAATACCCCACTTGCTGAGGAGCATCTTAATAACCGTCTTTAATGCCATTGCCTCAAAATCTGTCGTCCACTTACTGCCCTTCTTGTTATTTTCCAGGTCGTATCTGTACGCTGTTGAATACTTGCGGGCGTGGTTCTCGACCTCTGCCGTTGTCATAAACAGTTCTTTTCTGAAACCGGTCAATAACTTAAACCAGGCATAGTAGCCAGCGATGTTCTCCGATTTTCCTTCGGCTCTCTGCGTACACTTCGAGAAGTCCGTCACAAACTCAACCTCTCCGGTAATCGGATTATATGAAACCAGCTCGTCCTTGTAGACGACCGAGCAGTTCATCTTTTCATAATATCCGGAGCGGATAGCCAGCTGGATAAATCCCTTATACATCATCTGAAACTGTGCTTCCGGATGTTTCTCCCACTGTCTCGTCTGTTGGTTGTACTTATTGTTGTTGTAAGGCACGATCGCCGCAAACCCCAAATTACTGTCAATCGGTAAATCGTAGGTTGCTGCTACAAACGCCGCACTCATGATCGTTGTTGCCGGGCATTTCTTCAACTGTGCTGATCCAGCCACCACGTTCGTAATGGATGCCAAAAACTGCGGCGCTTTCTGTCCTAAGACTTCCGTAAATTTCTTCTTTACCGCATCCTGGGAAATCATACTCTTAACCTGCGCCGCTACACTTACCTGCGTTCCCTGCTGCGTTGCCACTGCATTCTGTTCTGCCATACTACCTTTCCTCCTTTTCTGCTTCCGTGAGGCTTTCGCCACACAACTTTAATATTTCTTCTGCACTCATATCCTCCACGCATTCTTCACAAATCTTCCCTTCCGGAGAATCCCAAAACTTTTCTCCTACCAGGATTCCATACCCGCATTTCACACATTCGTGAACCGGTACCGGCTCCGGTGCGTTCGGGCATCTTGGATGGCATGGGTTCATACCGCATTCTGCACACATATTCCTTCTGCCTCCAATCTTCTTAAAAACGTCGTAGCGTTTACCGAGCATCTGAACAGATAGTTCTTAACCTCGTCCTTGAATAGCAACGGCAGGTATGCCTCTCTGTCCTCGATCTTGCTTATATCCATCTTCCGGTTGCACAACCATAAGATTTGCTCAGCCTCTTCATCTGAGATGTGAATTTCTTTCTCTCTGTACTCGTCTACGATTTTCTGCAACTCTTCGCTCATAGGCTTTCTCCTCTCTCCATTCTTCGATGAAGTCCGGCAGGTACATTCTCGCCTCATTTACGAAATATCCGACGATCATCACCAACGGTAAAATCAGCCACTCGCCGCCGTATGCTTTATAGCCTCTCTCGATGTACGCCGCTTCAACCGATACTTTTGTGAGGACCAGTCCCAGGCTTACCCAAAACCAATACAGTCTCACAAATCTTCTGACTTTCTTTCTGAATCTTCTCATACCGCCTGTTCCTTTCACTTATAGAAGTAGTGCTTGCCGTACTTGAAAAGAAATTCCAAATTCTCACTGTGCCACTTACCGTCGCTCTTGCTCTCAAAATACAAAGCATCCTGGCTTTCGTTCCAATGGTCTACCTGGATCAGCTTCAATGCTTCGTAACACTCCTCGTCCGGCTCTACTGCATCGTATCTTCCGTTTGCAACTGGACTGAACTGGTTCTTCTGAAAAATCACTTCCTCGATTGTGTCCGGGAACTCATTGCTCCAAACCCTGTTGAGGACTACCAGCATAACCAGTGCTTTTCCTTTCACGCCTTCGCTCTCAGCTTCGGCCATCGCTATCTTGCATAGCAGGTAGGAATCGTCCTTGTCCCAATCCATACTTGCAATCAACGGTTCTTCTGTCTCAACTGCCTTTGCTGTCTCCGTTGGCTGTGTTGCCTCTTCAACTTCCGGCGTATACGTCGTCTCTGCCACTTCCTCTGTGGCTATGTAGACCGGCCGGCTTTTTTCTTTCTCCTGCCCGAGCGTTTCTGAAATGCCACTGACTGCAAAACAGGCAGCTCCGACCATCGTTGCCATTCTTGCCGCAAACAATATTCTTCGCTTACTTGCTTTCTTCAATTCTGAACTCCTTTCCGGCGTTGCTCCGGCTTACTTGCCGTTCAAATACTTCTCTCCGGCAATTTTCATTTCGCTTATTACCTCTGCCATCTTTTCGAGCTGCCCGATGATTTTTTCCAAGGCTGGTAATTCATCCTTTGTGATTTTTCCATCTGCAGTTATCTCGATCAGACTGTCTCGCATATTCTTCAATGAATCCTCATTGAAGTTCTGCAAAAGCCTTAGTGCAATTCCTTCTAAACTTTTTTCTTCGGTTGCCAGTGGTAGGAATCCGTGTACCGGGCATTCTCGCATACAGTACCCAGTAATCAATTCCGGGGCGTTGTAGAGGTCAGCCATAAGCACCACCTTGTCCACCGGGACAACCTTCGTATTACCAAGCTCATAATCTGCCAATGTTGAAACCGATATTCCCAACAGTTCTGCAGCTCCTTCACGGCTCCATAGCCTCTCGTTGTATGTTGCCGCCTTTTTCCTGGCCTGGAAATACATATTTGTGTTCTCGTTTGTAGGGCCTCTTCCCATTTCTTGTTACCTACCCTTCCGCTATAATTTACTTATCAGCTGGAACAGCGACCAGGTTGATTCCGAGCAGGTTATTCACCCCGCTTACGATTGCTTCGTTCATCATCTTGCCGTTAATTACCAGTGACAGCCGATCCCTGGAGACATCCAGCTGCTTCGCCAGCTCATTGACGGTCATGCTCTGTTTTACCAGTTCCACCTTCACTGTCTGACACCATTCATCGGACGGTGTTTCGGTTCTCTCCGGCAGTCCTTCCGTTCCAAGCACTTCGTTGATCTTCTCAGCGATTACCTTGTAACTCGAATTGGAATATCTGCCGTTGACTACCTGGGAAACAGTAGCATTGCTGTAACCGATTTTTTCGGCCAGCTGCTTCAATGTCATATCGTGGTCGATTACTGCTTTTTTAACAGCTTTGCCCCACTGTGATGTTTCCTGCTTCATGCTTGCGTTTCACTCCTTTCTCGCATTTGTGTAAAAACTATTTATCTTTTCTGATTTGCGTGCTATAATGTAAGTAAACCTCTTTACAAACTCGCAAACAGACGCACGAAATACAAGCACAATCTCTCGGCTCGCAACTTTGAGTTGTTTTGTATTTCATGTATTTATTATAGCACGTATCTGCGAGTTTGTAAATGTTTTTGCTCTTATTTGCGTATTATTTTTACCACGGAGGTTGCCTATGGAAATCATCGAAAGAATCACTGAAACCCTTGAAAAAACGGACAAAAAGGCTACTGATCTGTGTGACCGCCTCGGCATTCGGACATCTACGATGTCTACCTGGAAAACTCGCAATAGCGACCCGCCAGCGAAATACATCAAACCGATTGCAGACTTCCTTGGCGTGTCAGTTCATTACCTATTGACCGGCGAAGAGGCTCCTGCCCGCAAGCTCACCACTGCAGAAGAGGACGAACTTCTCGAACTGTACCGGGCGTTGCCACAGAACAAACAATTTGAGTTTATCGGGGAACTCAAGGGATTTCTGAAAGCCTATACAGAGTCTCAGAAATACCTCGACAAAGAAAAAAGATTATCAGTTTAGAATGGTACCGACTTTACGGCCGGTACTGAGGAGATGTGCCTATGAATAACAAATACTTTGAGCTTGCACGCAATGAGGAGAGGTCCGGGAACGATGCCGCTGCATTGCTTCTTTATCTCTCCTCTTTTTGTGACAGTTGCAATCACGGCATCAGGAACCGCTCTTACGGTGTCGTAGCAAAGATCCGGCACCTGCAGCACCGGCTTATGCTCACTGACCTGCAGTTGTTCGGATTGGTTCACTCATACGGTCCGCTTACGGACTCTGAGTGCAAGAAACTTTTAGACTGTTCCATACGTGGTACCGGTATCTCCGGTTACGCCTATGGATATTAACAAATTCTCAGAGCGTCTGTCGCATTGTATGCAGGAACGCCACTTGAACGGTAACGACCTTGCCGCTCTTTCCGGTGTGACTGCCGCTACAATCTCACGTTACCTCAACGGACTGCGAACACCGACCGTCGATAATGTCATGTTACTAGCTGATGCCCTCGACGTGTCCGTAGATTACCTTCTTGGACTGCATAATATCCCGGACGATAAAATGCTCGTGTCCTTGTATTCCGTCGCTTCCAGCGACGATAAGCGTGTCCTGTGGACGCTCCTGGAAAGATACGGAGGAAACCATGGAACAACTAAACGGCAATGAACCATTTACCCTGCATGGTTCCGATACTTCTATCATGCTGCAGGATTTTTGGCGTTGGGCGTATTCTGATCTGCTCAACAATACCCACCGTGGAGTGCTTGCCGAATTTCTCGTACACTCTGCCCTGGAAACAAGAGATGTCGCACGTGTCGACTGGCTACCGTTCGACCTTACTTCTCCTTCCGGTCTCCGGATTGAGGTCAAGTCGTCTGCCTATCTGCAGGCGTGGACTCCGGAAGATGTGTTCTCGCAGATTAGCTTCGACATTGCAAAGAAATTTGCCTGGGATGGAGCTACCTACGCCTCTATGGCTATGCGTAACAGTGATTTGTATGTGTTCTGCGTCTTTACCGCTCGTACACGTGATGTTTCAATTCTTGATCTCGACTACTGGGACTTTTATGTTCTGCCTACCTCGGTTCTTAATGAAAAGGTGTCGGAGCAAAAAACAATCACGCTCTCTTCCCTTCTCAAACTCGAACCAACAAAAACAGATTTCGCTGGCCTGCCTGCGGCTGTGGAATCAGTAAGGTTGTCAAATGAAGCTACCTAATGGCTACGGCAGCGTGACAAAACTTTCCGGAAACCGCCGCAAACCTTACCTGGCCCGTGTTACTCTTGGCTGGATCACGGACGAACAGACCGGAAAGACCGTACAGAACCGTGTTCCTCTTGGAACATTCAAGACTAAGAAGGAAGCTCTGCAGGCACTCGCTGAGTACGGAGCCAATCCTTACGATATACAAAATGCCGCTATGACCCTGGCGGAACTCTATGACAAATGGACTGCAGCCTACTTCCCTACCCTGGAAAGTGAATCATCCTGCCGTACCATTAAGTCAGCGTGGAGTTACTGCCACGCCATTGCCGGGATGCGTGTTAAGGACCTGCGTGCCCGCCACATCAAGGGCATAATGGAAGATGGCTACATCATTCCTTCACGTGGAGCCAATAAGGGCGAAAAGGTGCTTGCGTCTGCAGGTACCAAATCCCGGATCAAGTCTATGTTTAATTTAATGCTGGACTATGCGCTCGAATATGAGCTTGTTGATAAGAACTACGCCCGCACATTTGAACTGTCGGACGACATCATCAAAGAAAAGGAAGAAGCAAAACGTGGTCACATAATCTTCCAGGACTCGGAGATGCAGACGCTTTGGGAAAACGTCGGCAAAATTCGGTTCGTGGACTGGGTTCTCATACAGTGCTACATGGGATGGCGACCGCAAGAACTCGCCATACTGGAACTAGAGGACGTGCATCTTGACGAACGCTATATTGTCGGTGGTATGAAAACACAGGCTGGGCGACACCGTATGGTGCCTATCCACCCGAAAATATTTGACCTGGTTAAGAAAAACTACGACTATGCTCTTGAACTTGGAAGCCACCGGCTCTTTAATGATCCGGATTCTCCGAAGGGCGGCATGGCAATCACCTATGACAAATATGCCGGCCGTTTCGATAAAGTAATCGCCGCTCTCAAACTCAGAGACGATCATCGGCCACACGATCCTAGAATGACATTCATCACCATGGCGAAGAAAGCCGAGGTTGACGAATACACTATCAAAAAACTTGTCGGTCACAGAATCACCGACATAACAGAGGCAGCTTATACAGACCGTGACTTAGAATGGCTCAGAGCCGAACTGGAAAAGATACCGTAACCCTCGTGGTTACGGTATTTCCGCATTCTGCAGGTAACCCAAAAAGTGTTACCTTCTCCATGTTTCCTACTTGTTACCTACCGGTTTCCTACTTTCCCATTTTCACCACTTTTTACACCATCTCACACCCAATTTCATTTTTCCACTTCCAGGCACCAAAAAAGTACCGCAATCGCTGTGATTACGGTACTTCCTGGGTTTAACGTCTCTTCAATTTGTAAAGTCTATTTAGAACTTACCAGCCTCGGCTGCTTCCTCAATTCCTACCGCAACCGCCACAGTAGCGCCGACCATCGGGTTATTACCCATACCGATCAGACCCATCATCTCTACATGAGCCGGTACAGAGGAAGAACCTGCGAACTGTGCATCGGAGTGCATACGTCCCATGGTATCAGTCATACCGTAAGAAGCCGGACCTGCTGCCATGTTATCCGGGTGAAGGGTACGTCCTGTACCGCCGCCGGATGCTACGGAAAAGTATTTCTTGCCTTTCTCTATGCATTCCTTCTTATATGTACCTGCTACCGGATGCTGGAAACGGGTCGGGTTGGTGGAGTTACCAGTGATGGAAACATCTACGCCCTCTTTCCACATGATCGCTACACCCTCGGTAACGTCATTTGCACCATAACAGTTTACTTTCGCACGAAGTCCCTTGGAGTAAGATTTTCTCCACAGTTCTTTCACTTCGCCTGTGTAATAATCCATCTCTGTCTCTACATATGTAAAGCCGTTGATACGGGAAATGATCTGAGCCGCATCTTTGCCAAGACCGTTTAAGATAACGCGAAGCGGTTTTTTACGAACTTTGTTTGCTTTCTCTGCGATACCGATCGCACCCTCTGCGGCTGCAAAGGACTCATGACCTGCCAGGAAGCAGAAGCAGTCGGTTTCTTCTTCCAGAA